AAACCTAAGGAGGTGCAAAGCCTTGTCAGAAGCAACATCGCCAACGATTGGAACATCCGAACTTGCAACAATTTTAGGGTTAACCGATTCCCGAATTCGACAACTAGAACGAAGTGGAATTATTGAGAAAATCGGGCGCGGGCAGTATGACTTGGCAAGCGCCGTCCAAGGGTATTGTAAGTACCTCAAGGAATCAACATCCACGCCGGATGGGATGAGCGAGAAAGATCTACTGGATAGGACTCGTCGCAAAAAACTTGAATTGGAAATTAGTATCATACAAGGTGAGCTTCACCGCGCCGACGATGTCCGACGGGTGACGAACGATATGCTATCGGCATTTAGGCAACGAATATTATCTATCCCAACAAAGGCAGCCCCACGTCTGATAGGCATAACCGAACTAGCAGTCATTCAAGACGTGATACGCAAAGAGGTTCATGAAGGTCTGAGTGAGCTGGCTGATTATAATCCTGAAGCGTTCTATCGACAGAGTAAAGATAAGCTAGTGCTTGACGATGGCGGCGCTGAGCATGGTAAATCGGAGGCATCCCGTCGTGTCCGAGCCAAGAAGTGACACACTTAACCTATTCAAGGAACTTGCTAAGACCGTTGCCCCACCGCCAGAGCTAACCGTATCTGAATGGGCAGACCTATACAGGAAGCTATCTTCGGAGTCAAGCGCTGAACCTGGCCAGTGGAGAACGGAACGTGCTCCCTATCAAAGAGCGATGATGGATGCAATCAATGACCCGGGATGCGAGACAATTGTTATCATGACATCAAGCCAGGTAGGGAAGACTGAGCTACTTCTAAATATTATAGGATATCATATCGACTTTGACCCAGCTCCCATCCTGCTAATCCAGCCTACGTTAACCATGGCCCAGGCTTTTTCTAAAGATAGGTTAGCGCCAATGCTTAGAGATTCGCCAGCATTGCATGGTAAAGTGCAGGATCCTCGGGCAAGGGATAGCGGCAACACCCTGCTACATAAATCCTTCCCTGGTGGTCATGTGACACTAGTCGGAGCAAATGCCCCTGCCGGCCTAGCTTCAAGGCCTATCCGTATAATCTTAGCGGATGAAGTTGATCGCTTCCCTGTGTCAGCCGGTACTGAGGGTGACCCTGTTTCCTTGGCAGACAAGCGCACAACAACCTTTTGGAATCGGAAAAAAGTACTCGTGTCTACGCCAACTATTAAAGGTGCTTCTCGTATTGAATCAGCTTACGAGTCTAGCACGAAGGAACGCTGGAATTTACCATGCCCATCTTGCGGTGAATATCAACCACTTGCTTGGGGACAGATGGTATACGACAGCGTGTCCATGGCATGTAAGCACTGCGGGTCAATACATTCTGAGCTTGAGTGGAAATCAAGCGATGGAAAGTGGGTCGCCGAAGTCCCCGAATCAAAAGTAAGAGGTTTCCACTTAAACGAGTTAGCCAGCCCTTGGAAACGATGGGGAACAATTATAGAGGAATTCAAGGATGCTGAGAAGAAAGGCCCAGCGCGCCTGAAGGTTTTCGTCAACACCTCCCTCGGTGAAACGTGGGAAGAAAAAGGCGAGGGCGTTGAATCTGAAGAGTTAGTTAGGCGCCGAGAACGGTATGATTGCGAGGTACCCAAAGATGTACTAGTCCTAACCTGCGGGGTTGACGTGCAAGATAACCGGCTTGAATATGAGATAGTGGGCTGGGGCTTAGGCTGTGAATCTTGGGGCATCCAATACGGTGTGATCATGGGTGATCCCGGACAGTTAACCGCAATCACCAGTCCAAGTGGAGTTAAAATACAGTCAGTATGGGAGATGCTTGACGTTGTTCTGACTAAGTCTTATATCCGCAATGATGGTCAGATACTACAGATCACGTCTACCTGCATCGACTCCGGAGGTCACCACACTAAAACAGTTTATAAGTTTTGTAAAACTAGAGAAATCCGAAGAGTGTGGGCTATAAAAGGGAAGAGTGTAAGTGGTACATCGTTCATTAATCGACCAAAACACAGAAACAGTGACGGCATATGGTTGTTTAGTATCGGTGTCGACGTAGGCAAGGACACTCTTACATCAAATTTACAGATCCAATTTGAAGGCCCTGGGTATTGCCACTTCCCCATGGACGGGGGAAAGGGATATAACCAGGCCTATTTTGATGGGTTAACGGCAGAACATCGCGTTACACGATGGGTCAAGGGTCAGGCGAAGATTAACTGGGAAAAGCGCACATCCGGCGCGCGGAATGAACCGTTTGACCTCAGAAACTACGCAATAGCGGCGTTTGATATCCTAAATCCACCCCTGGAAGTGATCAAAAGGATACAAGAAACAGGAAGTAATAAGCCAAAAACGGTAACACAAGGAGCTAAAACAACACAAAGACGTTCGGGTTTAGCCAGTAAAGGAGTGACATTGTGAGCCGATTAACAGATTTACAGACCCGCTTAGAACAATATACAGCCTGTGAAGCGGCTATTTTGGACGGTGCACAAAGCTATGGCATTGGATCTCGCAACTTAACAAGGGCAAATCTAAAGGATATATCCGATATGATCAAGTATTTAGAGCAAGAAATAACCGCAGAGCAAGCCAAAGCGTCAGGTAAACGACGTAACTGGTCAGGCGGTATCATTCCTAGAGATTTTTAGGGGGGAGAGCATGAACATTTTTGATCGGGTGGTAACTGCAGTCGCTCCCGTCACAGCGCTTAAGCGAATGGCTGCGCGTCAAACAATGCAGATACTCAACTATGGCTATAGCGAGGGTGGAGCATCCGGTCAGAAAAAATCTATGCGTGGATGGCGAGCCAACGCGACAAGCCCGAAGGATGACATCGATTCAAACCTTAATACTCTGTGCGCGAGATCTCGCGATCTTTACATGAATGCACCCCTTGCAAATGCGGCACTGAAAACAATTAAGACAAATGTTGTCGGCCCTGGCTTGAAGTTGAAGTGCCACATTGACGCAGAACGATTAGGGATATCTGAAGATCAAGCAAGTTCCATGGGGCAAGAAATAGAGCGAGAATTTTCACTATGGGCTGAAAGTAAACATTGTGACGCCTTGAAGATGAATGACTTTAATGATCTTCAAGGACTAGCCTTCCTCGGAGCCATTATGAACGGTGATTCTTTCACTCTCTTCAAATATTCCAAACCAACACCTTGGATGCCTTATGGATTAAGGTTGCACGTCATTGAGGGAGATCGAGTTTCAAGTCCTTACTCCTCAATCATGGTATCTGGAAACGTCGATGCAATAAACCCAATAACTAAAAACAGAATCATATCTGGAATTGAATTAGATTCAGATGGAGCAGTGATTGCTTATCACGTTTCCAATCATTATGCAATCTCAACCGGACTAGATTCAAGCGTGCCAAGGGAATGGATGAGGATTGAGGCCTTCGGAAAAAATACTGGTCGCCCAAATGTTCTGCATTTAATGGAGACCGAACGGGCAGAGCAACGACGTGGCGTTCCAGTGCTCGCTCCAGTGATCGAAACATTGAAGCAGCTCACAAGATATACCGAAGCGGAGCTTATGGCCTCTGTTGTTGCAGGGATGTTTACGGTGTTTGTTAAGACTACGGGACCGACAAGTGAAATGTCATTAGGGAGCATGGTTCCCGAGGAAGATCAGGTCGCACCATCTGACCCAACAGTTTATGAGATGGCAAATGCAGGGATCAACGTATTGGGACCAGGTGAATCAATCGAGATCGCTAATCCCGGAAGACCAAACAGCCAGTTCGATGCCTTCATAACATCGCTGACTACTCAGATCGGTGCATCGCTTGAAATACCGCGTGAGTTATTGCTCAAAGCGTTTACTTCCAGCTATAGCGCAAGTCGAGCGGCGTTACTCGAGGCTTACAAGATGTTCAGAACTAGGCGAACGTGGGTTGCGAAAGAGTTTAATCAGCCAGTTTTTGAAGAGTGGATGGACGAAGCTGTGGGAAGTGGTCGCATTAAAGCACCGGGATATTTTAATGACCCGGCTATTCGCAGGGCTTATCTCCAATCGGAGTGGACGGGCCTTGCTCCAGGTATGCTCAATCCAAGCGTGGAGGTTGCGGCAGCTGGTAAGCGGATCGAATTAGGTCTTTCCACCCGCGAGAAGGAGACCATTGAACTTACGGGTGGAGATTTTAGTCGCAACGTAAAACAACTTGCGCGTGAAAAAGCATTGATGAAGGAGTCTGGATTATTGACAGTTGTCAGTGGCGAAGGTGGTCGGGATCCTGTATCGTCACAGCAAAATATAAAAGCAGAATTATACTACAACAGGTTTAAGCCACTCAATGAAAAAAACAAAGATAAGCTTGACGAGGTTAAGAGGGTTATTAAAACCTTGTCTAAAGAGGAAAAGGCTGAACTTGGCCCACGTTATTTTTATGATGATGCGCAATATCGATATATCGTTGAAAAGGATGATAAGTCTGTTGGATTTATTGAAAATCGTGCAACCGGCAAGAAGGGGCATTTTAATATCGCGGTTGATCCCGATTACCGAGGACAGGGAATAGCCGATGATATGGTTGATCAGGCAATTAATGATGCCCCTAAAAATCTTCCAGACATCGAAAAAATATTATGGGTGACCACTTCGGGAAATAAAGCATCAAGAGACTTGGCGGAGAAACATGGCTTTGAATTGACATCCGAAGACGATGACGAGGTTAAGTATACCTACTGGCTTTAAGGTAGTTAAGTCAGACCGAAAGGAGGTGAGATAAGAATTGGGGTTTTGGAACTTTGTTAACAATCCAGAAAACGATAATGAGGTAGAACTTCGCATCGAAGGCGACATTGTTTGCGGTGATGATGCATGGTTATACGAGTGGTTTGGGATTCCGGTTGCCTCAAAAAATAAATTTAGATCTGAATTGGCTAAACACAAGGGTAAGGATATTATCCTATGGGTTGATAGTGATGGCGGAGATGTGTTTGCGGCAACCGGAATGTATAACGCACTAATGGAACACAAAAAAGATGGCGCAAAGGTAACTTCAAAGATTGATGGCAGGGCCATGAGCGCTGCGACCATCCCCCCCATGGCGGCAGACGAAAGATTGGTGAGCCCAGGTTCGCTCTGTATGGTACACAATCCGTTAACTGGTGTTCGTGGCTACGCCTCTGATCTAAGGAAAACGGCAGATGTACTTGACGAAGTTAAGGAAGCCATCATCAACGCCTATCAGCTCGGGACGGGTAGATCGAGAGAAGATATCTCACAAATGATGGATAACGAGACTTATATGAGCGCAAGAACAGCGATTACCGAAGGATTTGCAACTGGAATGCTATATACAGACAAGCAATCCGCGGAGTCTATCGAAAATACGTTCATGTTTAGCCGGCAACTATCCATCCAAAACAGTGTCACGGATTCGATGAAACTATTTTTTGAACAGTATGGCAAGGGTCAAGCGGTACCGCCTATCGCTGTAGTCACGACTGAACCAAATGAAAAAGGGAGTGAGAACATAGTGGATATTAAAGACATTAAAAACATCGACGAACTTAGACAGCATCTTCCAGAGCTGTGTAACCAATTAGAAGCGGCAGCTCAATCTACGGCGCAAGCCGCGCAGGTCACTGCTCAAATCACAGCACAAACCGCAGAGAGGGATCGAATTAAAGCTATCGATGAAATATCCGCGCTGATTGATCCTGCATTGGTGGCCAAAGCTAAATATGATGAGCCAATCACAGCAGAGGCGCTTGCCTTCCAAGCTTTCAAAGCAAACGCTGCCAATGGTGAAACTTATGTAGCAACACGGACTGCAGAGGTACAGGCCTCTGGGACTGCCGGCGTAGCCGGAGCTATAGGTCAAAGTCAAGACGAAATCGATGCCGCATTTGAGGCCGCAGTTATTAACCGAGTCGCAGCCTCGGCCAACCAAAAAAGAAAGGTGGAAGTTAACTAATGGCAAAACAACTTTACGAAGTCGATGCAACCCCGGCCGCGTTTGACAATCTTTTTGCCGATCTTGCCATTAACGTTTTAACTAAGGGGGTTACCCTTAAGGCTGCACAAGGTATTGTAAAACGCGGATCAGTCCTTGGCTTAATTACTCTGGCAGTCGGCACCATCGTAGCTGGCGATAACACGGGTGATCCAACAATTGCTACAGCTACCTTGGCAGCAAATGCCCAAAAGGGAGCATATAAAGTTATTTGCAATAAGGCTCCAACTGCTGGTGGAGCAAATGATGCTATGTTCTCTGTATTTGCCCCCGACGGTTCTCGCTTGGCGGATGCCGTTCAGGATGTTGCGTATGCTGGCGGCCACTTGGCCTTCAAAGTCGCAGTCGTAACGGCTGTTGATAGTGTAGTCGGAGATTCGTATACGATCAGCGTAATTGCCAGCTCAGGCTTAGCAGTTCTCGTTAATAAGGCTAATTTTGACGGTAGCAACTTAGCCGACTGCGTTTTGTCAGATGACGTTGACACAGGGGCTGTCGGTTCGACTACTGACATCACCTATACTGCGTACAGCGCGGGCCACTTCAACCGTGCGGCGCTTATCTTTGCTGCGACAAATACCGCAGCAGACCACGAAGATCGATTACGTGACGTTGGTATTGTCCTCAAAGACAATATCGCGTACTAAGAAGGAGGCAGATTACTTTGGATTTAAATATTTATCGTACACAGACCCTTTTGAAGGTCGTTAGAATCATGCTTCCATCTCATTCATTCCTGCGTTCGACGTTCTTTCCTGGACAGACAACTTTTACCACAGAGGATGTCCTAATTGATTACAAGAAGAGCAAGCGCAAAATGGCTCCCTTCGTTGCACCGAGAGCTGGCGGCATCACGATGGAGCGCCAAGGTTATACCGTCCAAAGATATACTGCGCCACGGATCGCACCACAGCGAATGATCACAATCGACGACATCATGATTCGCGGCATGGGTGAAAATATGTATAGTCAACAAACCCCTGCTAACCGTCAAGCCGATCTTCTCGGTCAAGATCTTTTCGAGTTGGATGAAATGATCGCTCGTCGTGAGGAATGGATGGTCAGGGAAATCCTTTTCGGTGGAAAAATCACCATGAAGGGGTTCGTTGACAAAACTCTCACTCAGACCGTTGACCAAGAGTTAGATTATCAATTCGACAACAGCATAGTGCTTGAGTCTGGCGATCTCTGGAGCGCAGAAACCTCCACCAAGTATGAAGATCTCAAAGCATGGCGGTTACAGGTCATTCAGAAGTCTGGTTTCTCACCGAAGATTGTAATTTTCGGGCAGGATGCTAGCACAGAATTTGTCAATGATGCTGAGATCCAGAAGAAACTTAATCAATTCAACGGGACTCTTGCCATAATGAAACCATCGGTTATTGACGACGCGGTGACCTATATCGGCGTTCTGCCTGAGCTTGGACTAGAGCTTTACACCTACAACGAGTGGTACATTGACGACGCAGGAGTAGAGCAACCCATGATTCCAACCGACCACGTCCTAATGGGCCGTAAAAACATGGGAGAATTGCTCTATGGAGCCGTCACCCAGCTTGAAGGAGGTCAGTTCGTGACGATCGAAGGAACGCGGGTACCAAAATCCTGGGCCAACGAGAATGACGATCAGCGCTTGATCCGTTTGATTTCCAGCCCCGTTCCTCGTCCGGACGACATTGACGCATGGCTTGTCGCCAAAGTTCTGTAGGGGGATAAGTATGATTGTAGTAGTGAGTAAAAAAGGGGTCAAGGTCAAGGCTCACGGAAAATACCACAGCCTTGGCGAGTCCGTAAATGAGTTAACCGAAGCAGAGGCTAAACGACTAGTTGATGGAGGGGCATGTGAATATGCTCCCTCCCCTTTCGTTCCTCATGATTCTACCTCAGATTTCCAGACACCTGATGTGGAGGAGAATGCTGAGGAAGTTAAGGTTGATGAGCAACAAAAAGTACCGGAAACTGGCGCTAAGATTAAATCGGCAACGAGTAAGAAATCAAAGGTGGACACCGAAACACCAGAGGATATCAATGAACTAGGACCCGACACGTCTCACCCTTTGGGTTAGCCGATGAGATTCAAGGATTGCGTCAACGCTGACCTAAAAGTATTCTTTAATATTGACGAATTCGCTGAGTTGCACACCATCAACAGTGTGCAACTTAATATTGTCATCGACAATGACAAGTTGAAGGAACGGCAGGCAAAAGCAGAATACGGCTATAAGGGATATGTTCTTTTCTATGTCCAAAAATCTGTATATGGCGATGCTCCAGCAATAGGACAAATCGTGAAATTTGATGGTGAAGTATGTAGGGTATCTGACTTCCAGGATGATAATGGTATGTATTCTATTACACTGGAGTCGAATAGGTCATGATCTACATCAGCAATCTAGACGTACAGGCCGTTGGACGCCGCCTTGGAGAGTACAGTAAGAAAGCTCCTACTGTTATCATGAGGGCCTTAAATAGAGCTGCGGAGTCTGCAAAGACCGATATAGCTAAACAGGCTACCGAAAACTACTGGGTGAAATCTGCTGAGGTTAAAAAAACTATGACAATTACCAAGGCATCAAAGGGTAAGCTGCTGGCGGTTGTTACTTCGAAAGCAACTAGAAGAGAATTAACGGAGTTCAAGGTGAGTCCTAAAAAACCCATGCCAAAAAAGCCGCCTAAGATGGTAAAAGTGGCGGTTAAAAAAGAAGGCGGATTAAAAGAACTGCTGGGGACCTTTGTGCAGGCAGGGACATCTAGCGGCAAGCTACATGTTTTACAGAGAGCAACATCAAAGAGATATCCGATTCATATCAAGTACGGTCCGTCGGTGCCGGAGATGATTGGCGCAAATTTAAGTAAACGGCAATTCAAGCGGTTCGTGGAAGATAAAGTTAAAGAAACATATGAACGGCGCTTGGATCATGAAATAGCTCGGATTATTGAGGGGGGAAGGTAATGATTCCGGTACTCTTGCAGGAGTTTCTTGTCAAAGAAGCCAAAAACCTGTTTGACGGATTTACCTTGAAGAATGCCAAAGGCGAAGAAGTCCCCCTTAACGTGTGCCCTCAGCGTCTACCAGCCCGAAAGGGCCAAAAAGACACGGCGCACTACCCTTTCCTCGTTATACAGAGCTAGGCCCTAATCAATGCAGGGTTCTTTTTTATTGCGGTGTATATGATGACACGGACGATTACCAGGGATATCGTGATTCTCTTAATATGATTCAGAAGCTATATAATCATTTAATGCGGAAACGTGTATTTGATAAGAAATACAGGGTTGAATACCCCATTGAATGGTCTGTTACTGAGGAAGATTATTATCCCTATTACTACGCAGGTTTGGAGACTACCTGGACAGTCGGAAAAATATCTATGCAAGATGACGAATTAACTTAAAGGAGTTGATGAAATGCCTTATACCCATGGCGTGTATGTGCAGGAGAATCCTACTTCAGTAATCGCACCAATAACCGCAGATAGTGCGGTACAGGTAATTGTGGGTACTGCACCGGTTAATTTGCTGGCAGACCCGGCAAGCGCTTTCAATAAGCCACTCTTAGCTAATACTTTCGCAGAAGCGGCAGCAAAGGTAGGTTACTCTGATACGTTTGCTGATTATACCCTGTGCGAATCTATTGATGCCAGTTTTCGGGTTTTCAACGTGGCGCCCCTGGTACTAATAAACGTACTAGACCCGGCAACCCACAAAGAATCCATTGCGGCGTCCCTAAAAACTATCACAAATAATCAGGTGCTGATTTCTGAAGAGGGAATCCTGAAGGCTGGTCTTGTTGTTAAAAATGAAGAAGCCCTCGTTACGTATGACATCACCGACGATTATACCCTTGAGTTTGACGCTAACGGCTATCTGCTTTTGAAAGTTGTCGTTGGTGGCCAGGTTGCCATTGATGCAGAAACCAAGTTAAGTATTGCATATGACAAGCTCAAGCCTAGCCTTGTTGATAAGGATGACATTATTGGCAGTTATACCGCACTGACCGGCGTATATGCGGGTCTTGAATGCGTGTCGCAGGTCTATCCGAAATTGGAGTTAGTACCTGGCTTAATTCTGGCTCCTGGATGGAGCCATATACCAGAGGTGGGGACCGTATTGAGCGCAAAATGCGTAGCAATTAACGGCTCTTTTAGCGCTAACTGCGTGAAAGATGTTGATTCCACTACAACGGGCGTAGTTGAGTATTCCGGAGTAAAAGCTTGGAAGGATACCAACTCTTACACCAGCAAGCACGACATTGTTTGCTGGCCGATGTGCAAGATCGGGATCAAAAAGTACCACATGAGCGCGTTAATGGCAGCCCTGATTGCCTATACAGACGCTGGTAATGGCGGGGTGCCTTACGTATCGCCATCAAACAAGAGAATGGGGATATCCGGTGCAATTCTTGATAGTGGCACAGAAGTATTTCTTGACCAACTGCAAGCTAATATCCTCAACGGCGGTGGGATTTGCACCGTGATTAATCTCAACGGCTGGCGTTCTTGGGGGAATAATACTGGCATTTATCCATCCTCTAGCGACGTAAAGGATCGCTTTATCCCGGTTCGGCGTATGTTTGACTGGTGGGGTGATAGCTTTATCTTAACCTACTTTCAGAAGGTTGATAGCCCGTTAAATAAGCGACTGATTGAAGCTGTAGTTGACAGCGAGAATATCCGCGCCAATGGCTACATGGCCCGGTACGAGATTGCTGATGCACGTATGGAATACAATACGGCAGACAACCCAACCACTGACCTACTCAATGGGAAAATCACATTTAAGCAGTATCTGACACCTTACCCGCCGACAGAGACAATTATTAACGTGCTGGAATTCGACCCTGCTGCATTAACTGCAGCACTGGAATAAGGAGGTGTAACAGTGAGCAAGGTTAATCCAATCCCTGAAAAAGTTGTCAACTTTAACGTCTATGATGAGGGAGAAAAGTTAGTTGGTGTTTCTGGCGAGGTTACGCTCCCTAACCTGGAGGCCATGACAGAGACCATCTCTGGTGCAGGAATCGCAGGCGAATACGAAAGCCCTACTCCCGGCCATTTTGGCAGCATCACGACTGAGATTCCATTTAGGACTCTCTATGATAGCTCATTTAAGCTCATGGTACCTGGTGGCAGAACGATCACTCTGCGAGCGTCCCAGCAATCCTACGATGTAGCCGGTGGAGATATCCAGCACCGGGGCTTAAAGATTGTACTGAAGGTCATACCCAAAGGACTCGACCTCGGGAAGCTTGCGGTGGGAAGCCCAACAGACACAAAAAACAGCCTTGAAGTGCTGTATATCAAGATTGTCGAGAACAACAAAACACTGCTTGAGCTGGACAAGCAGAATTTCAAATATATGGTCAATGGCGTTGATATCTTGGCAGATGTCCGGGACCAGATTTAGGAGGGGAATAGATGGCTAATAGTTTAATAACCCTGTCTAAGCCATACGTATTTGAGGGTGAAACCTATACAGAAATAAATCTGCAGGGACTGGGCGATCTCAAGGCAAAAGATCTTTCAGTGATCGACAAGATTTATATTTCAAAGGGCTGTAATCCTGCGACGAGCGGCCTGACAATCGACTATGCCGTGATTACTGCGAGCATGGTTACGAAAAAGCCACTTGAATTTTTTGAGAATCTACCAGCCAAGGACGCTATGGCCATGAAAAATGTGGTAGTGCGTTTTTTTTACAAAGAGGATTAAACCCCGGAGACGGGAAGGGGCTCAGAAAAATAGCAATAAAGGCAGCAATGGCTACTTTTACTAGCGCTGAATTCTTTTTGGGTTTGTCCTTAGATGATTTTTTCGAGGTAATATCAGATATACCTAAAAACTAAAAGCGCTCTGAAACAGGGCGCTTTTATGTCGAAAAAGAGGTGGGGCCATGGCGGGCAGAGTGTACGAAACCATGTTTGAGTTAGGAGCCAGAATAGACAGCTCTTTCGGAAGAGCCTTTGCTAATGCTCAAGATCAACTCGAAGCTACTAGCGGGCAGGCTGAAGAAACTAATACTATGTTTGGTAAGTTGGGTGCGGGGTTAGGTATCGCAGCTGTAGGAATCGGTGCAGCGGCTTTAGCCGCCGGAGGATTAGCAGTAAGCGTCAGCGATGATCTACAGAAATCCCTTAACGGTATACAAGCTGCAACAGGCTCAACCGATGAGCAAATGGGCGGTATGAGAGATACTATGCTTGCCATTTATAATAACAATTTCGGTGAGAATTTTGAGGATATTGGCGCATCAATGGCTTTAATTGCTCAGCAAACAGGTTTTGCAGGAGATGCTTTGCAAAGAGCAACCGAAGACGGCCTAATGCTTCGAGATACGTTCGGCCTTGAGGTAAACGAGAGTATCCGCACAGTCGATATGATGATGAAGAAGTTCGGGATATCAAGCGATGAGGCGTTTAATCTTATTACCCAGGGGGCCCAGGCCGGATTAGATAAAAACGGTAATCTACTTGACTCTATCAATGAGTACAGTGTCCATTTTGAGCAGCTGGGGTTTGATAGCCAAGAAATGTTTAACATGATGGCTAATGGAGCCGCAACCGGCGTATTTGATATCGATAAGCTGGGCGATGCCATGAAGGAGTTTGGCATCCGGAGTAAGGATGGGAGTAAAACCTCAACAGAGGCATTTCAAGCACTAGGATTAAACGCTTCAGAAATGACCAAAGCATTTGCAGCGGGGGGAGATACGGCAAAAGAGGCGTTTGATAAAACTGCTAAAGCAATTTTTGCATTGGAAAGTCCGGTAGCAAGAGAGGCTGCAGGGGTTGCGTTATTTGGTACCCAATGGGAAGATGTAGGCGTCAAGGGCATTGAGGCATTAACGAATACCAAAGGCGGGATAGATAAAAACGTTGATGCACTCGGCAAAATAAATGCAGTAAAATACAATACTTTTGGCGAGGCCATGACGGGTATAAAGCGAAATCTCGAAACAGGAATATTGATCCCATTAGGCGATAAGATAATGCCAAGCATGAACGCATTTGCAGGATGGATCACAGACAACATGCCTAAGATCCAGAACGAGATCGGGTACGCATTTAACGTAGCGGGGGATGCCATCGGTACAGTGGGAACAGAGTTGCAAGAAACAAAAACTTTCTTCCAGGACCATTGGGGAGTAGTATCTCCAATACTAGCCGGGATTGCAGCGGGGGCAATTACCTTTGGAGCCATCACCCTAGCTACTAAGGCGTGGACGCTAGCAACTGAACTTGCCACGATAGCTCAAACGGCAATGGGCGTCGCCATGAATCTAACGCCAATGGGCAAGGCAATTGCCCTTGTCAGCCTATTAGTTGCTGGAGGAGTACTCTTGTATCAAAATTGGGATACAATTAGCGCAAAAGCAAGTGAAGTAGGAGAATCAATTGGAAATGCATTTAAATCAGGCGTAAATGTAGCCATTGATGCTATTAATTGGCTAACCGATAAACTTAACGGGGCCCTTGGCTTAATTGGAGTGAAGATCCCTAGTGTAGCCCATATTGCTATCGAGCAAACAACAACAGAAAAGCGTAGTAGCTTTGACGCTGTAAGGGGGATTGACGGTAACGCCAATGGAACGGACAACTGGAGAGGTGGCCTAACATGGGTTGGAGAAAAGGGGCCTGAGCTAATAAATTTGTCCCGTGGCGCTCAGGTGTATGAGCATAATAAATCTATGGCGATTGCTGGCGGCGGGAGGGTATCAACTCTTGAATCGAAGTTAAGCGGGGTAAATAATAAGTCATCCTTGCCCGCGTATTCTCCGCAAGTCATTATTCAAGGGAATGCGGATGAAAATGTTATAACAAAGGCACTCGATATGTCTTTTGAAAAATATAAGCAATATGCAAGGAAATACGAGGCTGAAAAAAAGCGGCTCCAATTCTCCCCAAGTTAAAGGATGGTGGGCTGAATGACATACACAACTAAGCAGGGGGACATGTGGGATAGCATATCCAAAAAGCTGTATGGTAATGAGAAGTATACAGAGCAGCTTATGAAAGCAAATACCGCCTATATTTCGACGGTAGTTTTCTCAGCAGGGGTAATCCTTATTGCTCCAGACGTAGACGCAGCGAGCAGCGCCAGTGTATCTTCCCGGCCACCTTGGAGGTCCTGACTATGTTAGCGCGTAGAGCAAGTATAGATATCGTTTATCAGGGCGTTAGCATTACAGCTGACATTGCAAAGGATTTGCTCAGTTTTGGGTATACGGACAACGCAAGTGGTACGTCAGACTCGATTGCTATATCGCTTAAAGATGATACGGGCAAATGGATTTCCACATGGGCACCTGAGCAAGGAGACAAGCTCAAAGCGTCAATCCGCACTACAAATTGGCGATATGACGGAGATTCTCAGAGGCTTGATTGCGGCACTTTTATGGTGGATGAACCGGAATACGCAGGCAGGCCCAGAACGCTATCACTGAATGCAGCAGCCATTCCCTCGAGTAATGATTTTAGGGATACAGCCAAGTCTCGGACGTGGGAAAAAGTCACAACAAAGAAATTAGCAGATGATATAGCGTCTAATGCGGGCCTTTCTTTGTATTATGACACGGCTAAGGTATACACTATTTCGTATCTCGAACAGAGTGAGCAGCCAGATAGTGCTTTTCTTGCCGACGTTTGTGGCAAGTACGGCCTTAGCCTGAAAATTTACAACGATAAAATAGTCATTTTTTCCGAGCAGGAATATGAGGCCAAAGAGCCTATTGCAACGATTACAGAGCAAATGACCGAGGGAAATTGGACGGCCAAGAAGTCGCTTACTGAAACCGGGTATGGCGCTTGCGAATTAACTTACACCCCGCCAGATTCCGGCGAGAAGGTGCAATATATGTTCAATCCAAACTTGGCGCCTAAGAAGATTCTGCGAATCAACCAAGATGTGGCAAGTGTAGCTGAAGCTGAGATAGTTGCAAAGGCCGAGTTAAGGAAAGCTAACGTAAAGCAGTACGCCTTAAGCTTTACAGTGCCGGGGAATGTTACCCTTATCGCGAGCTCAACGGTCATAGTCTTAGGCTTCGGCGTGTTTGACGGCAAATATTATATCGACAAAGTTGACCATGGCATAGGTAGCGGGTTTGCCTCATCGGTAGACGTTCACCGGGTGCTGGAAGGAGGATATTAATGCTGAAAAACATAGTCAGAATTGGGCATGTGTCCTCTGCAAATGCAACGAAAGGCACCGTGAGAGTAGTAATTGATGACCAACAGGGCATCGTAACTAATGAGTTACCTTTGCTGGCGGGAGAATACAACATGCCTGCGGTTGGCGATTTGGTGCTATGTCTATTCCTCGGTAATGGAATTTCAAACGGGTTCTGCCTTGGCAAGTATTTTTCGACTGTTAATCCTCCCCCAGTGACTGACCCAAAGATAATTTATAAGGATTTCGGAGACGGATCTTATATTAAATATGATAAAACCAGTAAAACACTGACCATAAAGGCCGATGTTGCGATAGAAGGAGATCTCAGCGTAACCGGCAACATTTCAGCGACGGGGACGATTCTTGATACCCTTGGTAACACAAACAATCATTCCCACTAGGACGGTGATTAAATATGATTGGATATTTCGGTGATATAATTTTTGAAACATCAGACCAGCGCATCCTAACATTCTCCGGCCTGAAGCGTGATACTTCCAGCCGTTGGGGCAATCACGAACTTATTGGCTTAAAGCCCAAAACTGAGTTTATCGGTCCTGGGCTGGACACGATTTCTTTTACCGTTGATTACAACGGCAATAATGGTGTAAAGCCACGTACCGAAATGGATAAATGGTTAGACAAAGCTAGAGACGGCGCAGCGGAAACTCTTGTTATTGGCGATAAACCTTTAGGCACAGATAAATGGATAGTCAAGTCGGTAAGCCAGGCTTGGGGTATCGTATTTAATCGTGGTGAGCTTTTCTCAGGGAAAATAGACGTAACCCTCGAAGAGTATATTTCAACGCTGTAGGGGGGGCGATTTTGTGAGTATAACATTGATTAATATTGACCTGCAGGTTGACTTTACGGCTACTGGTACGAATGAAGTGATCCAGAATGTGAAAACGATTCTGACTACTCCAACAGGTACGGTCCCCTTTGACCGTGATTTCGGCATTGATTGGAGCATCTTAGACCTGCCGATCAGGGAAGCAAGGGCCAAGCTGACGGTTGAGTATATTGAAAAAATCAAGCTGTATGAACCACGGGCCAGCGTAAAAAGCATATCTTTTGAGGCTAACGAATCTGGCCAACTTATTCCTAGGGTGGTGATAGATATTGTCGGAACTTAGTAATCTCCCTGATATAAATTTTGTAGATACTGATGTTGAAGCTTTACTAACTAGCATGGTTGCAGAATACGAGGCCGCTTATCTCACGCAGACTGGAGAGGCCAAAACACTCCAACCAGGGGACCCTATGCGGATATGGATCTACGCTCAGGCTTTGCGGATCTACCAAGCGCATGCGCTTATCGATGCGACGGCAAAGCGAAACCTTTTGAGGTATGCGACGGGAGTTTACTTGGATCAAATAGGTGCGAGGTACGGAACAAGGGGAGCAAGGCTCACTGCAGATAAGGCGGTCACTACAGTAAGGTACACGCTGTCGGCAGCTCAAGAAGGAGACATCACAATCCCTGCCGGTAACCGGTCAAGCCCTGCTAATAATGTATTCTTTGCCACTACCGCGGCGTCGGTAATTTCTGTCGGCAGCACAACCGTTGACGTTACCGCAGAATGCACGGCAGCAGGCGCAGCAGGGAACGGGTACACGGCAGGGCAGGTAAATATACCTGTTGACCCCATCGCCTACATTGCTAGTGTGAGCAACACCAACACCAGCCAGGGCGGTGCTGATATTGAGACAGATGATGCTTACAGAGAGCGTCTTTTTTTATTGCCTGAATCGTTCAGCGTGGCCGGTCCGTCAGAAGCATATGAATATTTTACAAAGCAGTACAGCCCGTCGATTACCGACGTGAAGGTCACCTCTCCATCTGCCGGGGCGGTTGACGTTAGGTTTATCCTTCAGGACGGAGTAAACCCGGGCGCGCCCCTGATCGCCTCGGTACTGACCTATATCAGCGATAAGACACGCAGGCCGCTAACAGATAGCGTTACTGTCCAGTCGCCAACGGTTGTAAACTATGGCATTACCCTGACTTACTACATTAAAACCGATGACACAGCGTTTGCGGTTAGTATTCAAACCGCTGTAACTGCGGCCATAGCAGATTATGTAATTTGGCAAAAGAGCAAGATCGGGCGCAGTATAAATCCTTCAGAGCTGATTTCTCGAATAATCCAAGCCGGTGCGAAGCGCGTAGTCTTAACTTACCCCGTCTATACGGCCATTGCTGAAACCGAGCTCGCTGTTGCCGATACTATAACGGTGACCTACGGAGGGCTGGAAGATGAGTAATCTATCTAACACTAAACTGATCGACCTGCTCCCTCCCAATCTCAAAGGTGACCCTGATATTATAGCCGCCAGTCATGCGGCAGACACCGAATTTCAGGCTATGGTAGGGAAAATAAAAAATGTGCTAACTCTTGCAGACATAGACAACGCCAGCTCTGAGGTAGTGGATAATCTGGCATGGGAGCTAAACACGGATTTTTTTGACGCTTCATTGCCGCTCATTAAGCGCAGGGAATTAGTAAAGAATGCACTTATATACCATTTTACCAAGGGGACACCATATGCCATTGAGCAACTGGTGACAGATGCTTTCGACGATGCGGAGGTACTGGAATGGTTTGACTATAGTGGGGCTCCCTTCTGTTTCAAAATTACAACCTCTGACTCGGTAACAGATGCAGCTAAACTGATTAATCTAAAAAGAGCCATAGAATCCGTTAAAAGGGAAAGCGCACGACTGGAAAAGATTACCGTGGATAGAGATACCCCATTTAATACATTCTTTGCGGCTGTTGTATCCACCAACGATACGATAACAGTTGCTACTAATATACCAGTATAGGGGGTGGGATTGAGTTGGCTGATTTTGGAACCATGACAATTACGGATCTAGGGCTTGCTTTATATGCAAAAGCGCAAGCCGGGGAAGCAATTGTCTTTACAAAGATGCAGGTAGGCTCGGGGGCACTACCGGTTGGACAAACTATCGCTGCCCTGACAGCCCTGATTGATTCAGAATTTGATGTGGCCATATCAGGCATTACCGTTGATACTGCAAACCATGTAGCCCAGGTTAAAGGCACGAAGGATAATACAGGGATGCTGGCGGGGGTGCAAACAAAAGAATTAGGTTTGTTTGCAACCGATCCTGATGTCGGAGAGATATTATATGCCTATACCAACGCTGGCGACTTGGGCGACTATATCCCACCAGCAACCGACGGTTTGTTTACCCGGACTTATAAAATCAATGCTGCGATCGGCAATGCTACAAATGTTACCATAGTAGTGCCACAGGACGTATATGCAACCCTGGAAGATCTCGAGGACTTATGGGATGAGACTAATTATGCCCTAGCAACAAAGGAAACTCCTGCCGGAGCACAGTCCAAAGCTGACGCTGCAGCCGCAATAGGAGTTGCATCTGCGGGCGAGGTGCAGGTTGCTCTTACTGAACATCAGGCAGAAACTGTCCAGCAACAATTATCTCAAGACCTAAATATTATTGACATAGCTGTTAACCTTGAAACGCTTAAAAGCGCAACGCTAACAGGGGTTACGGCTAATATTTTCGTCGAGACATTTTTGACGATTGATGATGTTACCTTAACTCATGGAGTTTATGATGCCGAGAATAAGAAGGTGTATGTATAATGGCTAAATTAATCACAACTTTAAATACAGGTGACAAAATTAAACTTGGTACTTATAAAGTTGAGGGCAGTACAACGCTCCCTATTATATGGAAACTAATAGCTATAGGTCATACAGGTTATCCATCTAATGCAGTAACATTAATTACAGAAAAGGTTATAGATTACCGTGGGTTTGATGCTATCGAAGCCGCCAATTATGACTCCAATAGGGCAAATTATGGCAATAACCGTTGGCGTACCTCTAATATTAGACAATGGTTAAATAGTGGTGGGGGTGCATCCGCGTGGTGGACGGCCCAAAATCTGAGTGATGGTGTTTCAAACACGAATGATAAAGACACTCGACCTGTTGAAAGTGTGTTTACACACACTACTGGATACGACGATATAGCAGGGTTTTTATCAAACTTTACAGCGCAGGAATTGGGGAGAATACCCACGGTTACAAATATAACCGCTAAAAATACTGTGACAGATGGCGGATCATTCGAGACAACAGACGATTATGTGTACTTTCTATCAACTACGGAGATGGGATACCCGAATCAGGGTGGTATTGCAGAAGGTTATGCATTTGAAGCATTTACAGGGAGTTATATACCTAGGACTACCACCATGACTGAGCAAGCATTTTACAGCTCACTCTCCAGTTCTAAGGGTATTCTGGGTAATAATTATCCATATTATCTTAGAACACCACAAGTAAATCTCACGATGAACGTGCGGAATGTTAGCATCGATGGGTCTGAAAACGCAGAGTATGCCTATATGGGTAATCAAGGGATACGCCCAGTTACTAACTTGTCTCCAACTACTTATGTCTCTGACGAAGTAGATGGTGATGGATGTTATACTTTAGTGTTTAATTCAACCCCAACAATAAGCGGCTCTAATTCTGATTTAGGAAATAAAACCGCAAGCTTTACACAAGATTTCTCAGTCAACGACACGGATTCAGGAGATACTTTAACTTTAACTGTAAAAGTTGATACAACAACAATACAGACTATTAATAATGCTGTAAGGAGTCAGGCATATACAGCAGATATATCAAGTGTTTTCTCAAGTTTAACCTTGGCCTCTCACTCCCTGATTATCTCTGTGGCGGATGGCACCGCTACTGCTACCCGTACCTATACGTTTACAAAGGTGGATGATAGGATAGAGTTTACCCTAGCAAATCCAATTCAGACCAGTGCGGCTGCCCGCAAAATAGTTTTGAGCGGAATTTTAACCGTCCCAGATGGTGCAACGTTGACCGTTGAAGCATGTAATAATGGCCTTGATGCATCTCCTACATGGGAAGACATCACCACAGAGTACGAAGCTAGACAGGCTTATACGTTTACAAATGCAGCTAAAACGGACGCAAACTGGGGGGTTAATGTGCATTTTTTAATCCTCAAGGGTACCGCAGTTTCTAATGTTGAGGTAGCTGGATTCGGTTTAAGTTTTGAATAGGAGGGAATGACTTGAAAGAAATAAAGACAAAAGATTTAGCAACTTTAAGGGCTGAAGAAGAAGCTGAAGAACAACGTATTCAAGACCTAGAATTGGCTTTAGCAGACCAAACGGCATTAAATGCTGACCTATTGGCGAGACAGCAGGATACTGAATTATTTATAGCTGACCTTGTGGCAGCTCAAGGAGGGGTATAAAATGGCATATCCAGCATACACAGTACGAGTTATTGCGAGGGCTATTATCACTAAAGTTGGTGCAGGACAGGGAACACCCGAAGAATTGGTGTTAGCATATCCAGAGGCAGAAAGAGTAGCAATTTTAGCAGAGGTTTATCGTATGCGACCTGATTTAGAGCCAGCAGCTTAGTAGACAGTAGACGCATTATGCGTAGCAAGGAGAGCATAAAAATAACGCCCCGAAAGGCGTTCTATTGGACAAAATACTGATCATATGACTGCTTTTTCTTCTCATCCGTAAGGCTTACGTAGGTCATAGTTGTGTTAGGATCGGAGTGCCCGAGTAGTTTCTGCACGGCCACCAATCCGGCACCATTTTGCAGCATTAAAGTTGCAAAGGTATGTCTGAATACATGCGGATGCACGTTTTTCTTAACCTCAGACCGTGCGGCGATAATCTTAATCTCTCGCTGGATACCTTTATTCGAGAGCCTCCGATATGGCTGTCGCTGGGTGATAAATAACGCATCGACACGATCGGTTCTCCTCATGAGGTATTTCTTAAGGTGATACATGGCCTTGAACGAGAAGTAGACTGTTCGCTCCTTATCACCCTTCCCGACGACCAGCACAGACATCGCTTGATAATCAATATCTTGCCTGTTTAATTGCTGCACTTCGGATAGTCGAGCCCCAGTCGCGTAATAGACTTCGATCAGTGCTCGTTCGCGTGACGTAACGCAGGCTTCCCTGATCATTTCTAACTCTTCAATCGTCAGCGCCTTCGGTACTCTTTTTTCTTTCTTCGGTGGTTTTATTTTGCTGGCCGTATCCTTTGAGATTACACCTTCGTTTGCCAACCAGCCGAACATTGATTTCAGGACAGATAATTTCTTGGAGATTGACGAAGTTTTAAGGTGGCCGAATTCGCCGAGATAGAGACGGATATCAGATGTGGTTACTTCGTCGGTGGCTTTCGGGACGTGTTCCGCAAAGATCCTCAATTCTAGCTCATAACTGTCGAGGGTTAGAGGGCTGAGGCCTTCGAGTTTTTTTTCCAGCCAAGAATAACTTAATTTTTGCTGCTAGATCCGGATGTCCGTTGGGAATCAGTGCAGGTTTAATCTCGTACTGAGTAAGGATCGCGGAGAGTGTTTGCTGGATATCCTGCTTGTCCACTTTAGGGCAAGAAAAAGCAATAGAGCTTAACAACTGCTCAAGTAAGATCTCGGCGGTTGAGCTAAGTATTTGAGTCATAGTCTCGCTCCTCTTTCTTTAGACCGGAGCGCTGTGGTATAATCGAAATGTAAGGCGCTCCGGTGTCTTTATATAAGCACTCGTTCGGGCTGCCAGGCTAGGGACGGGTGCTTTCTATTTGATCTAAACTATGGCATAGTGGTTCATCGTAAAGTCGAGAAAAATCATTGGGATGCCTTGGATCAGTAATCGATTTAATTGCAGAATCAACTTCTTTGATACATCTCTCATAATTATCCTTACGAGCCTTAAGGTGCTTCACGAGAGCGTTTTGCGCTCGCTTAGTTACAACGATAAATTGTTCGCCGTATGATTCTGTCTTAACCTTGATCATAAGCGCCTCAGGGAATTCCTCTTTTATAAACGGGAATATATCATCAGCAAGCTCTTCGTTGGCTAGATAGTGGGGAGTTTCTTTTCTCTTAGTAATTTCCTTAACTGTCCATTTTGCATGGTCTCTGTTAAATTCTTTCACAGATTATCCCTCCTGTACGCTATGAACTCTGTGGGTAAACATCCATTTTCCTAAGGGTTTTGAGTAGTAGTATTCCTTGCCGCATTCATCGGTATAACGCTCAGCAAGTCCTCTGAGCTTGCATTGCATTCCGTTTGTGTCAAAGTCCGTTCCGTGTTTCATGAGTGATGGTATCTCACAGATTACAATTGAGCGTTTACCGTTGTAGTTATCATAGTAGATGTTTGGGTTATCCTGGTCATCCGCTTCATTGATAATGATATGCAAGGTGTGCAAAGCATGCCAGCGACTTGATGCCCACGATCCCATCTTTTCGGATTCAGCATCCATTTTATCTTTGATGATTTGCGCTAACCAACTCGTGTCTTCTAGTTTCCTCATGGTAGGTTTTTGTCTTCTCATCTTCGTTTCCCCCTCTGTTTTGATCAACAATTTGATGTTTTTAATCAACCTTATGATCATAGTATACAGGAAATTAATCAACGTGTCAACTATTATAATCAGAGTATTGATGTTTTTTGTTAAATATGTTATCATCTTTTTGAAGAGGTGATAAACATGATCGAGAATAAACTAAGCGAAGTCATGGGGCGCAAACGCCTGAAAATATCAGATGTGATTGAGGGTACTGGACTTGCCCGTAATACGGTGGCAGAGATGTACCACGGGAGGTCAAAGGCAACCAATTTTGAGACTTTGGATAAACTCTGTACCTTCTTGGATGTCGGAGTGGGGGAACTGTTGGAACACAAAAAAGACGCTGAGGAGGGGGGAGGTTAGAAGTGGAAGAATGTAAATTAAGTTTCAAGAGAATTTTCTGAGATAAATCCAAAAGTAATCGAAATTTATAAAGGATATTCAATTTTGCAATATGATACAGAAAACGGATATCGTGTTGATTTCGGAACAAAAAGAACTAAGTTAGTCCAAACCATTAAAGAAGCTAAAGAATTAGTAGATTTTAGATTGTCGCCTGATAAATGGAGTGAACAAAAAGACGCTGAAGTTTAATCTTCGGCGTCTTTCGTATTTAGAGTTTATTTAACTCCATCACGGGGTTATTTTTTATGGGTAGCAACGAAAGGATGGTGACGCATGAGTGATTATTGGGGTTTCTTAGTTGCTATAGGGGCATTCGTCTCATGGCTTATCGGAGGATTTGATTCCCTAGTCCAGACTTTAGTAATCTTTATCGTTATCGACTATTCCACCGGATTAGCAAAAGCATGGATAAACAAAGAGCTTAGTAGCCAAAAAGGATTGCGCGGAATAGTAAAAAAGCTCGCATTGATTTCACTCGTGGTAGTCGCCGAAAAAATAGACTTCCTTATAGGTGGTAATGATTTTATGCGCAATACAATCATTTACAGCTTAATAACGAATGAGACGATAAGCATCCTTGAAAATGCTGGACACATGGGGATACCTATACCAAAGCAGTTTTTCCAGGCTCTTGATAAGTTGAAGAGTAAGACGGAAGGAGATTCGAAATGAAAGTATGTGAAGATCCCGGCCACGGTGGCTATGATCCAGGGGCCTGCGGTAACGGTCTGCAAGAGAAAGACATCACGCTAGACATTGCCCTACGATTACGTCCCTTGCTGATCCATAATGGCATCGAGGTAATCATGACGCGCGAAGGGGATTACGCTCCTGGACACTTAGAGCACGATCTTAACGGTGAGCTATATGAACGAGTTAGGATCGCAGAAAACGCCAAAGTGGATCTCTTCGTATCTATTCACATTAACTCTGGTGGAGGAACTGGCGAAGAGGTTTTGATTTCTGGCACTGGTGGGCGAGCGGAGACAGCGGCTAAAAAGGTTTTACCATACCTGGTTCAAGTAGGTGGTTGGGCTAATCGCGGTGTTAAGACGCAGAACGTTTTAGTGCTAAAGGAAACGAGTATGCCAGCAATCCTGACCGAAAGCGGGTTTATCGACAACGCAGCAGATGCAGCAAAGTTAAAGGATTCTAATTTCCGCCAAGCTCTTGCGGTAGCCCATGCCAAGGGGATTTGTGACTATTTTGGGATTCAGTATAAAGAAGGAATGAGTAAGGTGGCGGCTGTTAAAGCCGACAAAGATGTATATTTATCAGTTCGAGTTTTGGACAGCAAGGCGGATGCCGTAACGAGACAGATTATCGCTATGGGCTATGCGACTAAAAGATTAGAGTTGGCTTAGAACAATTCAAAATCGCAAGCGCTTTGCCAATTCAAAAAAAGGGGAGAGGATTTATTATGCCGTCAGATCTATTCACAACGCCATACCTTGGGAGCTTTGCCGGGCTCGTAGCTGTTACCTATCTTTTGGTACAGTTTTTTAAGGAGCCAATCAGAAAACACCTTAGCGACTGGTGGATCCGACTCTTGGCTGTGTTCATCGCGTTGTCTATCCAATCATTTACGCTGTACGTGGTGGGAAATTTTACGGTTGAAGCGATTGGGCTTGCCGTGTTGAATTCGTTTTTGATTGCGATTACTGCAGCTGGAGCACATGATATAAGTCAACCTACTAACGTAGCTCCTATTTTACCTACAAGCACCACGTATAATTATAATTTAAGTGATTCGTTGCCGATTAATAATGTTGTAACTCCAGCAGCGAGTCAGGCCTTGCCTGACGAGTCAAAGGATGAACCGCCAATAATATAATTGTCCTTATCTCACTTATATTATTAGTAGATTTAGGACAAAGCATTACGAAAGCCCGCTTCCTTAATTGGAGGCGGGCTTTTTTTTATTTTAATAAAAAATCAAATTAGAAGGATTTATTGTATTCATGTTTAAATAATAACTTAAATCATAAAAGAGGTTGGGAGGTTAAAATATGATAAGGGAATTTATTGGCGACTTTTTTTCATCGCTATTCTTAGTAATATTCTGTATGATCATTATTTCTCCATTTATTATATTTTCATTTATATCTATTAGGTTTTTATTAAGCTTTTTGATATATGAAACTCTAGCTATTAATTTTATTTCCTTATTAATTACTTTAATATTTTTAACATATATTCCTATAACAGATAATATGTTCATTAAATTATCACCAATAATTGAAAGATATGTTGAAACTAATTCTTCTTATCCTTATAAGGAAGGCGCTGTCTCGGTTTTGCTTTATATTCTATTTAAAGTAATGCGATTTAGATCGCGGTTAAAAATAGGAATTTATGCAATATCTTTTATTTTAGTTTTTATCGCCAATATTCAAGAATGTGGCTTACATCTTATTCAGAATTTATACTTAAATGATATTAGGGTTGTGATTAACGGAGCAGTTTTAACATTTGTAGTTTTCGATAGACTGGTTAATGAATATCAAAAATTGCGAGAAAAGACAGAGGAACCAACACCATGAAAATCCTAATGACCCCCATTGAAGTCCTGGCCCACTTCGAAACCGACGGCACACCCCACCCACTCCGCCTCAAGCTCAACGACAAAGAAATCAGAATCGAACAGGTAGTCTCAGTAACCGAGGAGAAGCTGGCTGGCAATAAGATGCTATGCTTCCGCTGCCAAAGCGAAATCAAGGGAGAGCTGCGGCCGTTCGAGATCAAGTTTGAAATCGGAACCTGCAAATGGTTTCTGTGGAAGATGTAGTATGGTAAACCGAATAACGGGTAGAATATATAACAGTTCTTTTTCCATCTTTCAGCTTGGCTCTCATCGGTAACGGTGGGGGCCTTGTTTGTTTTTACAAGGGAAAAACACTCTTGCCATAATTCCATTAACCCTTCCAGTAACGCGAAGATCGAATGGAAGGGTTAATGGAATTATGGCAAGCCTTCAAACCCTTGCACGCCAAGGCTTCGGAGTGTGTCGACGGACGAAATAAAAACACACTTTAAATCTCGTAACATATACCCTTTTTTCTATAAATAAATGTACCCCAATCGCTCGGCCCGCAGGGATCGATGCGAAGGGGGTAAGTTGTGTCTATTTAGTCGATTCCTTTGCCTTTTTTATCTCCTGTACCGTTTTCTCGATCTCCCTCACCGACTCAACCAGCCCCGCATTTGCTTGGCGTACTCCATTCCTGACAGCTGCCCTGATGATGCCGTAGAAGA